TTTTTATTAACCTCTGCTTTATCTCCTAAGTAGCGAATAGCGCTATCCATAGAAGGCCAATATGTTTTTTCATCACCAAAAGTCCAATCATGGATCATATTTTGGTAATGTCCTGGTGAATTTTTCCAGCCAATCATAGCTGTATTCACTGCGGGCACATCGGCAATGCTGCTAGTCTGCATATGGATATTTTCACCATGTCCTGCACCATCGGCAACTCTGTCTACCCGCATAGCAAAGCTAATATGCCCCTCTCGAAACTCATAAGAATCGTGCCCCATCACCCCAGAATACTGTGTCATATAAATAGGCGATTCGGCCAACTGCCCTTCGCTACCACGTATCGGCGCATTGAGTGGCGGCATATTCACCTCGGCACGTATGATATTAGTCTGCGCGCGCAAATATTGCTGTAATCCAGATTCATAGGCATGCTGCGGCCTATGGCAAAACCACTCATTGGATTCTTCCTCGCGAAACTCTGGGATAAAGCGCTTTTTGAACTGCGCCTGCCAAATCATCTTTTTATCTTTCCACCTACGCTTTGCGTTCTTTGGCTCTGCCGGATCAGGCAAATGCAGGCCAATCCCAAAACCTTCATCCAGCAACTCCCAATCCATAAAAAGAAGATTCGCCGCACAAATGCGCAGCATCCCCTTTTTGCGCGCCTCTTTCATATCCTCTAAATCTTTTGCCGTAGCTCCTGATTTTTTCACCTCCTGCCAATACAATGCGTCGGGATACTGATTATTTTTGAATCGATTGATAATCACCTGATTGAGCGGCCCGCCTGGTGTACCGTGGCCTTCGGAGCCGTCTGGATTTTTCGTCGGCGGCATCCCCCAGCCATTCGGCGCACTCTTGCTGCGTGGAGTAATCACAAAACCCTCCGGCAACCACACAAGGCGCACCAAATCAGCAGGCGGTTTGAACTCCTCTTCCCCTTCTTTGGGCAATACGGGTTCGACATGCACTTTTTTGAGAGACAGCGGCCCCGCCACCTGCGCCTTAATTTGCCCTTCTCCATTGGGAAGCTCATGCTGCAACTGCCACACCGGCACCCCAGCGGCATTTGCTATCAGGCGCGCAAAATACAAAATTCGCGCAGCCTCTTGTTTCGCCACTGCATTTTGCTCTCCTGTCGCATGGGTCGCCGCAATCGGCACTGGCAACTGGCGCAAGGCATCCTCTGGCACACTCATCGGCTATCCTCATCAGCATAAAGGCAACAGAAATGGAAGCAAACATCAATCAGCCATTGGCGCATCTGTCTGATTGGATTGCAACATTAGAGATTTCAAAAAATCGTGGTGTAAACCCTGATTAAGCACCCTTGCCGCATCCAGCAACATCTTGGCATGCTTTTTGGACTGCTCAGCACGTGCAATGGATAATTCTAAATCTTCTATTAGTGCAGCACCTGATGCGCTGCGTTGCTGGTCATATTTCATAAATGCATTCATACCATAACCCCCTCAAGGCGAAACAATCTCAATACTGTATTGCGCGTTAAACACATTACCATTGTGTTCAACCCTGTCATTATTGAAGCGCGAAATAGAAATCAACACCCCCGATGTACCACCCTTGGTACTATCGGATAAAAGTGCCCCGCCTCGAATCGTCACACTGCTACTACTGGCAATCGTAAAAGCGCATTTATTTGCTTGATTACTGGTAACACCATCGCTGGCGCTTTCTGATTGCCACAACGGACGGCTTACTTCGCTATAGCCCTCGCTATTGCTCACCAATTCCCCCGTGCCACTGGAAAAATTGGCAGCAGTCAGCAGTGGATTAGGGGTATAAGCACCGTCAAATAGTGCCATATAATACTGATTATAGGAAGCACCGCCGCGCAAAGCTGCCTCTAAAATATAATTTAAACCTTCAATCGTGATTAAGTTATCGGAAACATCGGGATTTTCTCCATCATTGCTATAAAAAAAATACCGACCTCGAATCATGGCATTCGCCCTCGGCAATAGCAATGCACCATTGTCCATTGCCTCCCATTGGTGGTTGTTGATATAGCGCTGAAACTCACGCGCGTGCTTTGCAATATCCTTATCAATCATGGTACAAATCCTTTTGGGTTATGGGTATCTTGGGCCAAACTGCTTACCGCCCCAGTCAGTGCGTTCGTCAATGTGATAAATTGGGCAATTCCGCCGCGCTCTATCACGGCGCTATAACCTTTGGCATTGGGCGCGCAGCGAATCCGCTTTGCATTCAGCGGCTGAACCTGTCCGTCTGGCAAGCCTGCCATATGCCCTTGTGCGGACAGCCACAAGGCACACGCGCCAGCCTCGCCCAAGTGCAGACGCTGCATTGCCACTAAACCGGATGAACAAGCCACTGGCGGCGCATCACTGGCACGCTGCACATGCCACTGCGTCGGATCATCCCCAGCCAAAAAATACACCCCATCGGCCTGACCCACAAACACCCCACCCGCAACACACTCGACAAAGCGGATTGGACTGGCGAACGCCACAAAACCCGATGCGGCGTGCATCAAATGCGGCATCAACGCACCGGAGTAATACAAAGTCGCTCCATTGGCAACCAACAGCCGGCCTTTAAAACCCCTGACAAATTCCCCGCCTGGCATCAAGCGGTGGTGTAGCGTGCTGCATAATGCGCCTTTCGGATAATCGCCAATCGTATATTGAGGCCACACCGCATCAAATGTACTGGTCAAATATAATACTTCACCATCTGGCGCTGTCACATATACCCGCCAACGCCTATTTGCCCGCTGCTGTAACTTTGATAATACCAAGCCGCCGGAAGGTGATGGAATTTTGACCTGCCCAATAATGAATGCAGGAGATTCTTCCAAACTGCTGCTATCTATCCAAGAAACTGCAACCGTACAATACCCCGCCGGCATCTTTCCATTGGCTATTGCTTCTACCTGCGGCAACAATGCAGGTGCTGCCACACCGGCAATATCGGCAGAATCATCTTGTGACCCCATGCGCCACAATGCACTGCGAGAAACAAAATACAGCGCTTGGTTGTAAATCGTACAATCAATCGCTGCATGGCTTTCCACCTTGGCGATAATGGATTGGGCCAAGCTCTGCGGATGAATGCGCAAAATCTGCTTGCCCTTTTGTGCAATCAAGTTTCCGCCAAAATCAAACAAAGTACTCCATTGCCCGCCTGCGATCCATTGATAACCTGCGCGGCGGCGCACTTGCCCATTGCCATCAATATCCACATTCACAGCATGGCGCACGCAGCCTGCGCCAATCGCCGTCTCCTGCGACAACAAATCCACGCCCAAACGTGGCAACGGAATTGGCACCACAGTCACGGCATTGGCACCGTCAATTGCGGTGTATCCATGCGCGTATCACGCAATAATCGCGCTGTTGGCGCTTGCCCAAAATGGCGCGTAAAACGTGCCAACGCATCCATACCCCGAATGGCATTCAATTTTTCTGTGTCGGCTATCGAATACACCCGATACAACACCCAATCCACCAAAGCCGGATGATGAGCAGCATGAATCTCTGGTATATCCGCCATGTTTTGCAAGCTGTCCAATGGCAAGCGCAAACACTCCAAGCGCAGCACATCCCCAGAGGCTAAACCGCCGATGACTGTCAATGCCCTATCCGACTGCACCGCCAAGCGTGGCGGATAAACCTCGTCATCCATCCAATGCGGGTAATTGCGCTCTAGCCATTGGCGCGTCACTAAACCCATGCGGCTTTTATGACCGCTGCTATTCACATAAAACAAGCGCTCAATTTCCAGCACCGCTTCATGCAATGCATAGCTACGGGTAGCGGAAGACAAAACCAGTTCGCACACGCTCGGATCATCGGCCTCGAATATCAAGCGCGCTCGCATACACGCCTGCCGCTGCGCCTCATCAAACCAATAGCCCAATTGCGCATCCGACACCAAATGCCCCTGTGCTTGGTCATCGGCCAAAATACGATACTGTGCAATCAATTCAGCCAGATTCACGATTGCACCAATACCGCCACTTGTTGGCGCAAATTTTCCAAGGAACGGCGTTTGTCAATTTCCACTCCATGCGAACGTGCCAACTGCTCCAGCGCCTCCTTATCCATCATCTGCACCGACAAGCCAATTTCGGCATCCGTTCGAACCTTCTCCTGCAAAACTGCCTGCCGCTGCGCTTCAGTTTCCAATACCGCGCGCGCCTCGCCGGACAATTTCTGCTGGTTCGCTCCATCCACAATAATCCGCTCAAACTCAATAAATCCCAGTAATTTTGCAGCCGCCCTTTGGCTCACCAAGAATACATCTCCAGGCTGCCAAAGGCGATTGCCTAGCGGCCTGCCCTGGCGCTCCAGATAAGGCTTGCGCCCGTTATAGCGCAATGTCACCGTAGTATTCATTAGACACTGCCTTCCACAATCGCATACAAGAAAATTTCAATCCAACTTTTCCTATCATTATCATTCCCCACTGTGAGGGTTAAAAACGCATTTTTAGGAAGCACAAAGCTTTTCACCGAACCGCCCACACGGTATTTTCCATAGGAATCTGTCGCCAATGGATCGCCAAAAATCCCGCTATTTTGCGGAGTTTCTGCCACATCAACACCATCACAATAAGCAAAACCAACTTTTGCGTCTCCTCCTGTCATTACTTCATTTACAATAATCATTACATCAAAAATCCTAAATCCAGCAGGTATAATACCCAGTCGCAGCACGTCATCTGTCTGCAATGGCTCTCGGCTATCGCTATTTACCAAAGCACCTATGGCATTGGTTTGGACGCTATATCTCAATACTGCCAGATTGCCAAAAGCCGTTGCCCCCTGCAAATTTTGGCTTGCTGCTGGAGAAATGTTTGTAATTGTTGCCATGATAATATCCTTGCTATCAATGTTCGCCTGCTGGGATTTTTACTACAGTATCAATTGCGATCACTCCGTGGTCTGTCCAGCGCATATTTCCGCCGCCGTGGTCAATATTCCAGCGCATTTTTTTACAACCACTGACCACTCCTACCAATGCCTCTGCCTTGTCATTGTGGTCGTCTGTCACTTGGGAAAAGAAGAATGGCATACCACCATGCGCAGCATTGGATGCCGCAAATACCTGTGCCAGCGCCTGACCACCCAATAACAAAGCCCTGTCTACTGCGTGGCTAGAACCAAATGCGGCATCCACCACGGCCACATTTTCATCTTGTGTGTGATAGTCTGTGCTGTACCCTATAGGGTCTCCGGCATAAAAGCGTATAGGATGCGGCATTTTCATCATCAATATGCCATTCCATAATCCCACATCACCGCTAAATAATGGATGCTTTTGCGCACTGTCAGAACGGCGCATGGCTTCCGCCTGAAATTTCCGAAAATTGTCATCCGCCGCAAAGCTGCTGTATTGCGCAGGAGATACCAACATCACACGCAGCGGGCTGTCACCCGCCATTTTGTCGCCTGGTATCCGCACCGCATGCGGAGGTAATGCCATGCTTTCTACCATGCTGCGCACAGCATCCACCACGGCCATGTCCAATACATCACTGCTCGCCAAATCTACCTGTCCGCCAGTTTGCGAAAAAGGTACAATCCCGTTGCCACTCGAATCAGCCATATAATGGCGATTCTTCGTTGGAGCCATTACCGGATTCACCAGTGCAGCTTTAAAACCCGCGCTGCTTTGCAGGGGTAAGCGCCAATTGGCATTATTCTCAAATCCACGCGCCCCTGCCAAATGCACTAAAATCGTTTGATCCAGATAAGTATTGGCGTGGCGCTGTGCAATCGGACGCGCTACTGCAGAAAATTCTATCGCAGAACGAATTCCCGTCATATTGGAGCCGATTTTTACCGGAAACCGTGCTTGATTGGCACGAATTCTATCAACCTCATAAGTCATCCCTGTTCCGCGCCCTTGCGCTACCTCATCCCCCATAATGGGCAAGGCACTATGCGGTTGCAGGTAATATACCTCTACCTCATCGCCACTGCCTTTTTTAAGGTCTTGCGTACGCACAATCGGCATATCCGAGGAACTTTGCCGTGTAATCACGCTATTTAAGTGCGCTTCATTATTGGGCATAGGCCCACTTAAGTTTCCTAAGGTTGAATCGCGGCGCATCGCCTGCGTTGTCATCCCTGCGCCTAGCATTTTCATGGCCTTCGCGCTGCCTGCTGGAATATGGCTATTGGGCATAATGATAATTTCCTAAAAAATAAATTGATGATTTTCAGTGCAACATGGCGCGCTGCGCCGCATCCATGAGTTGTTCTACTTGATTGAGTGGCATGTTGCCCATATGTGCCAATTGCGCTTCCCCAGAAGCTTCGCTCAATGCCGTTAGGGGATTAGTAGCTGGCGCGCTTCCTTGTACTTGCGATAATGATAATGGCGCGCTCACCGCTTTTTTTTCCATCGCCGGTTTTACAGGTAATCCGCTTTTAAATGTGTCGAACATTTCGATTACCTGTTTCGTTGTGCCTTTGTCAATCACATTCAGCACCCCTTCTCTGGCAAATGTCGGTAAATCATTAATCCATTGCCGAAACTGTACCGAGGCCAAGGCTTCATGCGCATCTGGGTGTTTTGCCAAAATCGCCGCTTCATGCGCGCTGGCAGCCTGCGCTTCCTGCTGCTGTGCCACCGGCTTGATTTGTTGTTCTACCAATTGCTGCGCTTGCTGTGTGGCTTCAGCACGCATGTGTTCGCGCAAATGTGGCAATACTTGTTGCAGGGCTTGCTTCAGGCCCTTGGCAATCGCCGTTTCAGATAAATCTCCAAACAATGCCGGATCAATTTCGAAATCGGGTAACGAATTAATGCTGCTGCCTCCATCCGTTCCTTTCTCGGTTTGTTCCGCTGGCTGATTTTGCACATTGTTTTGCAATGCCAATTGCGCTTGCAATACCGCCAATTGTTGCTGCAATTGGGCATTTTGATGTTCGCGTTCAGCAGCGCTTTGTTCCAGCGCCCGAAATTGGCTTTCATAATCCGGTGTTAATGCCGGTTTTGCTGCCTCTGGCGCATCCGATGTTTTCGCCTCAATCGATGCCGAAGTTTCTGGAGCATGCAGTACGGCATGCAGTGCAGTTTCAAATGCTTCTGGATTACTGGCCGCCGCTGCCAAGGTTTGCACTGAATCCAGTTCGCCATAATCTACCTGCGGCGCGCTGGATGCGCCGTTATCTTCGAGCGTAGTAGTTTCGGTCGTAGTAGTCATAAACTACGACTGTCAATGCGCTGACCGCCTTTGTCAAACTCTAGAGGGAGTGTTTTTCCTTGCGTATCATCGTGTCTGCTTGGCGTGCGACTTGCGCGCGGCGCTGGCGCAATTCATCCAGTATGCGCCGT